AAAAAAAAATTGAACCACAAAAAATTGAACTCAAATAAGCAACAATCAACAAGCAATACCCCCCAGCAATAATGACGCAATATGTTTATCAAATCCGCTACGAAGAAGAGTGTGGAAATGTGGATTTCCACGAATACGAAGGCAAGTGGGAGTTTGATGACCTCATCACGGCACACAACGCATATTACGATGCGGTTAAGAATACCGAACACACATATCTGTGGGTCACCAAGACCCCAAAGTGGAACGATAATGACGACAACGACCACGAACCTGAAATAGTTGAAATGGAATGCGAATTAGGAGCAATCTGTCGCACTTGTGGAATGGAACAAAAAATTATAGTTGATATGAAGCGGTTCGTATATTTAAAAATAAACAATTTAATGGAAGACGAGTGGGAATGCGAACCTTGTCAAGATGGGACGGATACTGAAATGGATTAAACTTATAAAACCCTAAATAAAAATTAATCATCATCGTGACTATTTAAAACAAAACATTCTTTATCGCTCATTACACTCATAGGAAACCCTTTTTGTATAGTGACCCAGCGACTATTGAGTTTTTTGATTTTTTTTATCTGTTCTTTATCCAGTCCAAAATAATTATCCAGTAAGTATTTGAGAGATTTTCCACCCAATCCTGACGGAAATATCGTGACCGACTTACATTCGTTCAAAATACGCCGAGTATCCAACCCATTACAAGCAAGATGACTGGTATAGATTATTTCCGTGTTGAAATGGCGACCTGTTTCCAGCAAGGCATTCAATATGCCGTCTATCTTTCTCTTCAAATGCTTATTCTGTAAGCAATCAGTATCATCAAAAATAACTAAACTATCTTTGAACTCATCTGCTCCAATTTCCTCTTGTAAAAATCCTGGTTCGTGGATTTTCAAGCGTTTCAAGTATTTCAGTTTATCCAGCGTCGTGTCGTCCTTCAACGAAGATATAATAAAGACATCTCGTTTAGGGTATAGTTTGTGATATTCTTCGGTATACATCTTCGTCCAGTATGATTTACCTGAACCTGATGCCCCAGTCACATACCGAATAGACCGCTCTATTTTCTTATCAGGTATGGGTTGAAAATGTAGTGCTGGTTTATCTTTCAGTTTTATCTCATTATAAGGGTTTTCGCACTCTTTAGGGTTTGATGTGATTGATAAGGTCTTCCATTTCTTCCTATCTTTCTCTTCTGTATTTTCTAATAAGCAAAGTGTATTTCCAACTCCTTCAAAGTTCATTATATAAATAAGCGTAGAAAATCTTTTGCTTCTTTATTTATTTTAGTTGAGAAATAATCTTTAATAGAAGCAATATCCTTCAAGGCACTCTTCTCCGTTATTTTATCTATCTGTCTAAACACATCTTCACCAAGCGAGACCTTATAAATAGCACTTATCTGTTCCTTGATGAATTGTAGGTTTTCCTCTACATCTTTCCATTTAGGTTTCCTAAAATCCTGTTTCAGCAGATTTTCTAAAATACCCAATTCGTTTTTAATCTTGTTTAAATACCCTATCTGTCCGTTAAAAAAATCTATCATTCGTTCCAGTTGTTTTCGGTGTTTCTGTTTTCCTTCCAACAAGTAGAGAGAAAATAACCGCTTCAACGACTTCATACTATCCGTGTTAGAATAATAGCGTATATCCTCCTCCAAACTATCCATTAAATCTTTCGCCGATGGTTGTGTGTTGTAATTCGCTTTTCCATCTGCCTTAATATAATAATTCTCACTTATCTCTGCGAATTGATTTCCCACCTTTGCTATTAAATCCACTTTACAAATTGTCTTATCTAATAAGCATTCAGCGAGAGACCTTGTTGTCCCATCTATCAACTTTATCTTTCCTGCCTCTACATCTTTCGGTTTCCATCTTAAAATAAATAAATCTCGCACCATCTCAATCTGCTCTTCACCCTTTGCGTTCAAAATACTGGTCGCCATCTTGTTCGGTATAAGAGGGTTCTTCACATACTCTTCCAGCGACCTTTTTGAATAATCCCCATTATAAATGAGACGAGGGTCGTGTCCACATTTCAGTTCCAGTATCCAAACATCAGGGTTCTTTCTTGCTTCTCGGTATTCCTCTTTTATTCGCTTGACGATGGTCTCAATAGAATATCCTTGAACTTGTGTCTCCACATCGTAATCGCTCCCATATATTATACTTCGCAGAGAGTTTGAACCGATTAATCTATACTTGCCTTTTATAGCAAATTGATTAATAACATCGTCGGTTGTATTATTTATTTCATCGGTTGTTCTCTGTAAAAATATATTATCTCTCATTATATAATATTGAGATATAATAAATGATAGAAATACTGGAATTAGTATTGTCTCCTAAATCCAATAAACGCTTTCGTATTGTAGTAAACGAAGATGGTCTCGTTCGCTCATACGACTTCGGTGCTAAAAATGGAAATACTTATTTAGACCAACAAGATAAAAAGAAGCGGTCTGCCTACTGGGCGAGACATTTAGCAAACCCTACGGAATACGAGAGAATAACGAACCTCGTCCCTTCTGCCGCTCTCTTTGCCTTTAGATTATTGTGGGGAAAATCCACCGATTTAATTGAGAATGTGGTAGAATTACAAAAAGATTTTAACAGGTTATAATATAATGGATAAAGAAGTTTTTGATAAACTCAAAAAAGAAGAAATATTCCCCTTCCTCGCCGAATACTACAAGACCATCGGTAGAAACAACCCTCCTGATTACGAGCAATATTCTCTCGCTGAACTTAAAAAGTGTCTCGTAATGTTCGGCATTCATCTTACTCGTGATAAAAAAAATGTTTAGATTTTTAATATCCTTGTAATGTATAAATGCCTCCAAAGCGAAGTTTAGAAGGACCACCACTCTCACCAGCAACCACAAGAAGACCCTATAATCCCAGCAATTTTACAGGGTTCCTAGTATTTGCTAATCCTAATCCACGACCGATGCGACAACATTTTATAGACGCACAGCAACGAATGCTGGATAGTAAATTAAGTAGAGAACCTCACAAGTTTTTAGATGTCCCAGCACCTCCAGTAGGAGCAATACGCCCAATCGCACTACCACGAGGACCACATCACGGAACTGTTATTAGTCCAGTAATGAACCCTATTTCTAACCCTATGGTTCCTTCTTCTACAAGTGCTTTTAAAGTAGGCAAGGGGAAGTCCAAGAGGAATGTTACTCGTAACAACTACCATTCTCTCTCTTCATTTCCTCCTTCTACTATAATGCCTTCTGCCGCCTTTAATGTTTTGTATCAACACCCTTAATTATAATATAGTTATACTTTAAGTATATTATAATGAACCCTGAAGCGGATATTGAACCTACTACAACTTTCTTACCGAGTGGTGACCCTTCGGTGCGTTACAGAATTATCTACGAGCAAGATGAGTTCACAGGTAATATGGAGTTTAATGTGGTTGAGCAGTGGTTAATAAACGGAAACTATTTCACCAACGAGGTCATCGGCACCTTTGATACGAAGCAACAAGTATTATCTGCCTTACAACAACGCCCTAATGGTGTCGCCCCTGAAATTACTGGGTTCGGTATGTATGGCGGTAAAGGCGGAGCGGATACGAAACCCAACAAGTATTCCAAAGCAACCAAGAGGAAAATAGCAAAGAGTATCCGTCCTATTACGAAAGAAGAAGCACTCACCGATTACAAGAAGTTGAAACAGGTGGATTTAAAAACCGTCACACCCTCCTCTCGTGTAGGTAATAAGTTTGTGGATTTTTATACTTTTCCTGAACGGATAGACACCGCTGGTAAAACTGGGTTGTCTTATTTTGATTTACTCGCAAACAAGTCCAAGTTTGAGAAGAAACCCTATATTAACCGCTTCATCAAATACATCAAGGCACAATCCTCACAACCGCCGTCGGTTTATAAAATATGGAAGCAGGTTTTTGATGTCTATTTTAGTGCGATTAACATTTACAAACCTGTGAATGCGATGGAGTTGTATATCAAGTATAAACCCAAGAGCATATTAGATTTCACGATGGGGTGGGGTGGGAGATTAGTCGGTGCCTGTGCCTTGAATGTTCCTCACTATATCGGTATTGACTTGAATACCACTTTAAAGCAACCTTACGATGAAATGGTCTCCACTTTGAAGACACTTTCTACGACCAAGATTACGCTGTTTTTTAAAGACGCTCTTGCGGTGGATTATTCAAAATTAAAGTATGATATGGTCTTTACCAGTCCGCCATATTATAACAAGGAGATTTATACTGGGACGGAAGCATTATCCAAAGATGACTGGGACGAGCAATTCTACCGACCCATCTTCAAGAAGACATACGATGGTATGGCGAAGGGCGGTAAGTATTGTTTGAATATTCCTATTGATGTGTATGAACGAATAGCAACAGATGTGTTAGGGAGAGCAAGTCACAAAATACCTCTCAAAAAGCAAGTGCGAGGAAAGGGTGGCGGAGAGAAATACAAGGAGTTCATCTATGTATGGGATAAGTAGGGTTTTTATATTAAAATCGTGTTTAATATGAAAAGTGGAAACGGAGGTAGGGTTTTATATGATTTTGATGTAAATATGCGGAAAGGCGGAAACTCGCCCCTGTTTTCCAAAAATCCCAGTAAGAAAGAAAAAAACTGAAAATTGATTTCTAATTTTTCTGTTTTCTATAGACATTACTTTTTTTGAGAAAAGTGGGGCGAGTTTCCGCCTTTCCGCACTTTCCCTTTATATGATAGTAATGTTTAATCCATTTCCTCGTTGTCCTCCTCCTCAAACTTCCTTCTTATTCCTATAATTTTCATCGCCCTGTTCGCATTCCCCCCTTTTGACTTGAAGTTCGCTTCCAACCACTCGTATAAAGCATCACGAGTATACTGCCTTTTTTGATTGCTTGTTTAACCCCTTGTATTTTTCGTGATGTTCTATTTCGCTCCATATTACGCTGTATTTCATTTCACATTTCTCGTCTTCAACCACCTCATACAATTCATCAAAAATCTGCTTGAATACATTAGTTCCATCAACCAATTTCTTTGATGCCCTGCGAATATCGTCAGGAATGATGAACTCAATTCCACTTTCCGTCCAATTCTTCTTATAATGTTCTAACAATATATCCAAGAAGATGGGAGATGCCGTAGTAATGAACTCATTACTGGTGTAATAAGTGTTTGCTTTTCTGTAAAATATACCATTAATCTCCTTATCAATCTTTTCAGGGTCATCAGTCCAATTGTTCTTGAACCCAAAATCAATCGCACGACGATAGTCCGCTTCCTGTGCCTTCGCATCAAAGTCAGGAGGATTATTAAACTCTCCGCAAATAGTAGCATTCAAGTAAAACCGCTGGTTCCCACCATACAACTGCCGACCTGTAAACTGGTCACCGCCTGTCAACCTGCGGAAACTGGTGAGTTTAATAGTGCCTCCCATCTCGGTAAAGATAATATACCGCTTGTGTCGCAGGTCAGCAATATCAGGCGATGCTCCACCACCGCTCTTACCACATTCCTTTAATAATTCCTCCTTCGGTGAGTAGGAGAGAAGGTCTCCAAGAATATGTCGCATCAATCTGTTGATAAGACCCTTTCCATTTCCGCCCTTACCATTATAAAACCAAAACTTTTGATAATTAATGCCGTCTAATGCCGAGCAGAGTATTAGATAAAGAAGGGCGAGTGCGTCAGGAACCGATTGTATCTCCGCCATCAAAGCAATCAGCGTCTCCCTCATCGCAAGGTTTTCTTCGCTGCTATAATCAGGTTTCTTGTATTCATATTGCGTAGTCAAGGTAATGTAATCGTCATACTTATAAGGTCTAAAAACCCCAGTATTCAGTTCCATTACTCCATTCTCAAACCCCAGCAGAAATGGTTTTTCGTCAAACTTAATAGCAGAATATTTACCTGCTTGAATACTTAAAGTATGCCTTACAATATCCTTGAAGGAATGTCCGTTGCTGGTATTTGTTCTTAACATTTTCAAGAGTTCATCACATTCGTCAGGGTCAAGTTCAACGGCATCAACAATAGGTAATCGTCGGTCTTCGTATAAATCCTCGCTGATATACCTTGTTAATCGGTGCCGTTGTTTATCGTCGGTTTCGTCATACCATCTTCCGTCGTAATAAATATATATTCCTGCGTTGTTGTTGATGATGTAATCCCCCCTCATTAAAACAAAGCGGTCTGCTAATTTCTTCGCAGAGAGTTCATCAACCCATTCTTCGTAAGAGCGAACTTCGTTCCATTCAGGTATTTCAATTGCTTCATCAAAGGGTTTCACCACGAACTTCAATTCAAACCCATACTTCTCCTTGAGGTTCGCCTCTAATTCCTTACAAATATCATCGTAGTATAAATCCTTCAATATCATCAGTCCGTCCTGACAAGGGACTACATCTTCAATCACAAAGTTTTTGTTTTCGTGGAGATAATAAACACTATCCTCCATCATTCGGCGTTCAATCGTTTGAGACCACAAACCCATCACACCTCGTTTCTTCTCTCCCTCGTTCTGCCACTTTTTAGGGTTCTGTTTCAAACAATCTTTAACAATATGCTGATTAGCAGTATAAACCACATCAATCACCGCACCCATTTCGGTCTCAATCTCGTAAGGAAGTGCGTGGCGTTTTTCGGCATTCACTTGAATATCATTATCCTTCAACCAAGTGTTATAAGTGCCTCCAAACATCAAGCGAACAAAGAGTTGCTTTGCGGTGTCCTTATCCGTGCCGTGAAAATCTGCTATTTTTTGTCTGTAAAGTTTAGGGTTTGAATTGTATTTTGTAAGATATTTATTTTTAATTTCTCGTTGACGGCATATCTCGTTTATTAACTGCGGTTGACAGTTCACCATATCTATATCCACATATTCCGCCTCGCAGAAGCGGTGCCTTGTAGGGCGATGTAGGACACTCAAAGAGGCGTAACCGATGGGAATGGTGCGACCCCACTTGTGAGATGGTAAGATATGAACCATCTTAATGTATTTTTGTTTCTTGTCATACTGATTGCGTAAATACTTTACTTGGTCTAACTCGGTTTTTATCTCAAAGGGGACACCATCGTAGCGTGGGTTGCCCTGATAAGCAATACCCATCTCCGCCTTGATGAACCCATATATCAGCGAAATATTCACCCTTTCCTTCATCTTCTTTTTGCTAAATATGGTCTTCGTCCAATCCTTCTTAAAAAGTTTCCATTCAAATACTTTCGGCAACTCGGTTTCAGGTGTGACATTTACAGCGACAGGTGTGGCGGTGACAGCGGATACGGCGTATATTGTTTGTTCTTCCATTCTATATACTATCCAAAGATATGTTTTTATATCAATTTAATGTTTAATTGCTTTTAACCAATTTTAAAAGTAATTAGATTATTTCCTAAATGTTTTTGATTAAAACTGGGCGTTCTCAAAATCAAATACGAGGTCTTGTTCTCCTCCTTTCGTTGCGAGAGCATACTCGCTCACCTTTTTCTCAAAGAAATTAGATTTACTTTCAAGAGAGATTGCTTCCATATAACCAAAGGGTTGTTTAGCGTTGTATATCTTATCATATCCTAATTGTAGAGAGAGGCGGTCTGCTACGAAGCGGATATATTCGCTCATCAAGTCGGCATTCATACCGATAAGACGGCAGGGAAGGGCGACGCAGATAAACTCTATCTCAATATCTACTGCTTCCTTGATAATTTGATGTATCTTTTCTTGCGAGAGACGATGCGTGAGTTTCTTGTATAACAATACGGCGAACTCGGCGTGGAGTGCTTCATCTCTGCTGATTAACTCGTTTGAGAAACAGAGACCTGGAAGGACTGCCCTTTTCTTACACCAAAAAATAGCACAAAAACTTCCTGAAAATAATATTGCTTCAACGACAGCAAAGGCGACCAATCTTACAGAAAAACTTTCGCTGGAATGAATATATTTCTTACACCAGTCCGCCTTTTGAGTGATACAAGGGAACTCCTGAATGGCGTTAAATAGACGCTCTTTCTCCTGCTTATCACGGATATAAGTATCAATAAGTTTCGCATATACTTCTTGATGTATTCCCTCCATCGCTACTTGAAAACCATAGAACAATCTTGCTTCAGGTATTTGAACCTCGTTGTAGAACCGCAGAGCAAGGTTCTCGTTGATTATTCCGTCTGCCCCAGCAAAAAAGGCGAGAATATGGATAATAAACCACCGCTCTCCTTCTCCCATTTCTCTCCAATCTTTCATATCTTTCTCCAACCCAATCTCGTCCTCCACCCAAAAACTACTCACCGCTCTCTTATAGAAGTCATACAAGTCAGGATACTTGATAGGTAAAACAACGAAGCGACTATCGTCAGGTGTAAGGATTATTTCACTCATCTTATTATATCTAAATATAATAAAATGCCGATGTTGCCGATTAAACACGATTTTAATGTTTAAACCGCAGGAAGAAGCGTTCTAATATCACTAATCAAGTCAGGTCTGTCCGTAACAAGAGTATTAATAAGTTTGCGTGTCTTCACGAATGTTTCTAAATAAGAACCATACTTCTTCTTCTCTTCTTCGGTCACTTTTTCCTTTTTGAGAATGTAACTTGTTCGGTTCGCCCTTAAAATACTTTGAGGGTCTAATGTGTATCGGTTTTGTTTCCACACACGCATATAATTTCGCATATATTCTCGCTTCTGCTGTTTTTTCTCTTCTTCTGTATCCATCTGTATATTATAACGAGATATTCTTTATATTAATTTAGTGGTAAATAATTAATCACTCATACAATCATCGTCCATCATACCCAGCAGACAACTCATACCGCCGCTTAATTCTTCTGCTATTTTCTTAACACGCTTAATCTCTCCTACAAAGTGTTTCACACCCCTTTTATCTTTAGGGTCGTGGGGGGCAGGTTCTTTGAGATGTTCCTTAAAATGATTAACAATACCCTTGTAGTTGTTTAATTCTTGAACCAAATGAGGCATCATCGCTGGTGTCCAGTGTCCTGCCGTGAGATGGCGAGGAGTATAAGTCGCAGGGTCAGCACCGAGCATTCGCACCCCACCCACGATGTGAGGATTAGAATATGACGGAATATTCCTCTCGTATGCCCTCCTTGACTGATTAGACGCTGGTAATGGCGAGAAATGCGACCTTAATGCTCGTAAATATCTCTCCATCTGTCCTCTTGTAATCCGCAGGAACTCTTGCCTCGTTTCAGGTGTCGGTGTTCCTTGAACCAAGTTTATTAAAGTTTCAAGTTCAGGAAGGTCTGTGAGAGAGGCAGGAGGTGTTGAAACTGGTGTGCCGATAGGCGAACCATCAGGTGTAATGGTTGCTCCGCCTTTAAACCTCTTCTCTAATTTATTCTTCATCTCCGTTGTTACAACTGGAACTTGTGGTGCTAAAAAACTTCTTAAAGTTTCGGCGAGACCACCCCAACCACCCATTTCAGCAAGAGTTTGTGCTAAATCTCCGCCATACGAGTTATTCACTAAATTAACTGCGTGTCTTAATACTTGATATTGAGAAGCAGCAGGTAAATCAATAAACCAAGTATAAGCAGCAAGATTAGGTTGTATATCGCTTACCCCCACACCACCTGAAAGAACTCCGCCCTTCTTCGGTCTGCCTCTCTTGCGTGGTTTATCCTCAATCGTCATCTTGATATTCTCCTCACGCTCCTTCTTCGCATCTGCTTTTGCTAAACGCTTTGTTTGTTGCCGACGCTTTGATGCTTCCACAGTATTCTTGATTTTTGCTTGTCTTGCTTCTTCGGTTGATGCGTATTTTTTAGGTCGCCCCCTTTTACTGACGGCAGGAACTACCGCCTTTCCTGACGGAACCACTTTTGCTAAACTTGAAAGAACATCTTCGTCCCCCATCATCTTGTTCTCTGCCGTTTCCTTGACGACTTCCAATTTCTTCTTGAGTGTATCCACACGCTTACGATGCGTCTTTTTCTTTATTTCACGAGGGTCATTCTTACCCATCGTTTCCTTCTCCTTCTTTTGAGAGACCTTCTTACTTGAACCATATTTAGATTTATATTTCTCCTTACAATCAGGCGTGCTTAAAGCACACATATAACTCAATTTATTAGTATCTGCGTATTGACGAACAAAGTCAGTCCAACGATTACCTCCTCCTTTCATTTTAATATATATACATATTATAATGAAATTAATTCGTAAAATATTCAACCTTCCTAAAGAATTGATTTATTACATTCTTGAGTTTCTTGATTTTGATTATTACGAATACTATTTTTATAACAAACCACGCCGACAGAAAGGTATGACTATTATTAAATATCCCTTGTATCGCTTCTTTACAAGAGACGATGATGCTGTGGGATATTTAGCAGTAAAAGAGAAACGCAAACCACGAGCAGAGACGATTTAAAATGACGATGCTGAAATAGTAGTAGTTAATGAAGGGGTAGTACCGTAAGAGATGGGTGTATCTTCGTCCAATTTACCCCATATTTCTATATCCATCGCTCCTGGTGTATAACTGGTTATATTAATCGTATCACTTGCGGCAGCAGACCCACTCACACTATTAAATACACACTGCCTACCCAACCCATTACCACCATTAACTCCGTAGTTGAGAGGATATTGAGATATTCCTGTTGATGTATCTTTCACAACAATACCGACCTCCATATTTTTATCAGTAGTAATAGGTCCTTGTGAAATATTACACGCTGTAGTTCCTGTAAAAAAATCACTTGTCGTAATAGCAGTCCAAGTAATAGCGTCAGGCGAAGTCCAAAGTGTTGAAGTCCCACTACCTACAACTACCCATTTACCGATACTGGAATAATATACAACACCCATTCCAGTCGTTAATCCAGTAGGAAGAGATATAATCCAATTTATCCCATCATTTGAATAATGAAGAGGGTCGGTTCCTGTTCCAACCCTAACCCAAATATTATTTCCGTAAGCAATATTATTCGTATCGGTAATAGTCCCAGCAACAGTTCCAGTCGTCCAACTTATTCCATCTGTGGAATATTTCATTAGTGAACCTCCTGCTACAATAAGGGTCTGTGCCGTATCAACAGCGAGCGCTTTTCCTGATATTACTATACCGTAATTAGGTGATACAAACCAAGTAATTCCATCGCTTGAATATAAACTATTGTTTAGAGTTCCTGACCCACCAGTCATTACAAACTTATTTATAGAACCACCGACCCATAGAAGCGATGTCGCAGTAACTCCTGATGTCGGTCCACCTGCTGGAATAGAAACAACAGTAGGGATTTTTCCTAAATCTCCTACCGACTGGTATAAATAAGATGTGGAAGCACCAGCGATGTATACGAATGTCCCTGTTCCATTTGTAGCGATATTTACCGCTGTATTACTGCCCCCAGTAGGAGAAGCAACAATATTCCAATTTATTCCATTTTTAGAAGAGAATATATATCCTCTTGAGGCATTAATGGTTATAGCTGCCGACCCTGAAAACCACAATTTTAACGCAGAATTATACGAAGTTTTTGTTATAGCAGTACCTGCGCCGAATGTTAATGACGAATTAGGGGCATTCCAAGTTATTCCGTCAAACGAATAAGCACCAAAAAAAATACGATTAACAGCAGGAGTACCAATCGCCATTATAGCGTTAAACTGGTTTGTTTCTGTGCTTGAAAACCCCCAGTTTAGAGAGTGGTTCCCTGTCCCTGTGAAAATAGGAGTATTCGTAATCGTCGCTAATTTAGTCCAAGTGCTATTTGTTGTAATAGATGTGTAAGTTGTAGTAGTTAGTTCATCAACTAACACGACTGACCCAGCACTATCGGCGTATGTTTTATTCACAAAATCGTCCCCAGTTGTAGGAACTACAGATGACTGCGGTAAGGCACTAAAAGTTTTAACGGCAGAGATAGTTTGAGCAGTATTAGTGGTCACTACATCTGCTGCTGCTGGGTAACCTGGAATGCTTCCACCAGCAACTAAAGCAAGTAAACTATTATATTTTTGATTTAAAGCGTTGAAAGACCCACTCATTATTATATAATGTGTAGATATAATAATAATGTCTAAATACCGCAAGAAGCGTTAATTGTTACTAAAATGACGATGCGGAAATAGTAGCAGTTAATGAAGGGGTAGTGCCGTAAGATATGGGTGTATCTTCGTCCAATTTACCCCATATTTCTATATCCATCGCTCCTGCGGTATAACTGGTTATATTAATCGTGTCACTTGCGGCAGCAGACCCTCCCACACTGTTAAATACGCACTGACTTCCCAATCCATTACCACCATTAACTCCGTAATTAAGAGGATATTGAGATATTCCTGTTGATGTATCTTTCACAACAATACCAACCTCCATATTTTTATCAGTAGTAATAGGTCCTTGTGAAATATTACACCTGGTAGTTCCTGTAAAAAAATCACTTGTCGTAATAGCAGTCCAAGTAATAGCATCAGGAGAAGTCCAAAGTGTTGAAGTTCCATCACCTACAACTACCCATTTACCGATACTGGAATAATATACAACTCCGTATCCATTCGTTAATCCAATAGGAATAGATAAAATCCAATTTATCCCATCATTTGAATAATGAACAGGGTCTATTCCAGTTCCAACCCTAACCCAAATATTATTTCCGTAAGCAATACTATTCGTATCGCTGATAGACCCAGCAACAGTTCCAGTCGTCCAATTTACTCCATTTGTGGAATATTTCATTATTGAACCTCCTGCTACAATAAGGGTCTGTGCCGTATCAACAGCGAGAGCGTTTCCTTCTATTACTGTACCGTAATCAGGTGATACAAACCAAGTAATTCCATCGCTTGAATATAAACTATTGTTTAGAGTAGCTGACTGTCCAGTCAATACAAACTTATTTATAGAACCAGCGACCCATAGAAGCGACCTCCCAGATGTCGGTCCACCTGCTGGAATAGAAACAAGAGTAGGGATTTTTCCCAAATCTCCTACGGACTGGTATAAATAAAATGTTCCACTGGCAGCGATGTATACGAATGTCCCTGTTCCATTTGTAGCGATATCCGTTGCTGGAACACTGCCCCCAGTAGGAGAAGCAACAATATTCCAATTTATTCCATTTTTAGAAGAGAATATATATCCTCTTGAGGCATTAATGGCTATAGCTGCCGACCCTGAAAACCACAATTTTAGCGCAGAATTATACGAAGTTTTTGATAAATTAGAACCTGCGCCTAATGTTAATGATGTATTAGGGGCATTCCAAGTTATTCCGTCAAACGAATAAACACACCAAAAATTACGACTAACAACAGGAGTACCAATCGCCATTATAGCGTTAAACTGGTTTGTTTCTGTGCTTGAAAACCCCCATTTCAAAGAGTGGTTCCCTGTCCCTGTGAAAATAGGAGTATTTGTAATCGTCGCTAATTTAGTCCAAGTGCTATTCGTCGTAATAGATGTGTAAGTTGTCGTAGTTAGTTCATCAACTAAAACGCTTGACCCAGCACTATCGGCGTATGTTTTATTCACAAAATCATTTCCAGTTGTAGGCACGATTGATGACTGCGGTAAGGCACTAAAAGTTTTAACGGCAGAAATAGTTTGAGCAGTATTCGTGGTCACTACATCTGCTGCTGCTGGGTAACCTGGAATGCTTCCACCAGTAATTAGAGCAAGCAAACTATTATATTTTTGATTTATAGAAAAATATGACCCACTCATTATTATATAATCTGTAGATATAATAATAATGACAGACAAAAAAATAGCAGAAGAACAAGAAAGCGATACATCAACCACAGATGAGAATGAGTGGTCACGAGATGTGGAGTTGTTGTTAGATAATGTTCGTGAGAATTGTTCTATAATGTCTAAATATCACAAGAAGCGTTACTTATTACTAAAAAACCGACTAATATATTTCCGTATTCCTCTAATAGTGCTGGGTAGTGTGAACTCGGTCTTCGCTGTGGGACTGACCACATATTTAGAGCAAACAGATGTATCCACGATTAATTGTATTCTGTCTCTAACTTGTGCTATAATAACCTCAACGGAACTCTATTTAGGTATTAATAGTAGTATGGAAAGGGAACTTATCTCCCAGCGAGATTTTTATTTATTAGCGGTAGATATTTTCACGATATTAAGTTTAGAGAGAAAACACAGAACTATAAACGGCAAGAAATACTTGGATAAAACCATTAATAACTATAACAGGTATATTGAGAACGGAGATGTAATCCGTAATACGATGACCGATAAATTGCTTCCTATTAAAAATAGAAGCGAAGACCCTGATAATCAAATGATAGGAGGAATTAATATAGAACCTTCAAATAAAAATCTATCCACTATTGTATATGGAGAAACCAACATTTAATCCGTTCTCAAACAAACCTGACATTACGGATAGTTCCAAGAAACTCTATACTTATAATCTTACTAAACTGAATGGCGGTAAAGTAATCAAGGATTTAAAGTTTTTAGGGAACGATGGTATTTTAGAAAAGTTGAGCGAGATGAAACCTAATACTCGCCGAACTTACTTAATCAGTATTGTATCTGCCCTAAAAGACAGACCTGAAGCAAAGCACAAGAAATTATATGCTAAATATTACGAGCAACTCGTAGCACTCAACAAGGAACTAAAAGACAACTCGTCCAAGACCGAAAAGGTGAAAGAGAACTGGATAGAGCAAGAGCAAGTCGTTGAGAAACAAAAGGAATATGCCTCTATCATCGCTGAAATAGCAGATAAGAAGAAGATAAGCGAAGAAGAGTTCAACAAACTACTTAATCTTGTAGTCATCTCTCTCTACACTCTTCAACAACCTCGTAGAAATAAGGATTATACGGATATGATGATTGTTAAGAAGACCCCTGACGACAAGGAATATAATTATCTTGATGCGACCAAGTGGGAATGGGAATTCAATAATTACAAAACCGAGAAGACATACAAGCAGAAGATAATAGAAATACCTGGCGAATTGAAGAGCATTCTACAAGTGTATTTGAAGTTCCACCCTCAATCCAAAGAGATTAAGAAAAAGACGATGGAGAAACCACTGCCCTTTTTAGTCCATTATAACGGCGACCCTATTCGTTCCAGCGTGGAGATGACAAGAATGTTAAACAAGATATTCGGCAAGAAGGTCGGTTGTAGTATGTTGAGGGCGATTTATTTAACTGGTAAATACGGCGACACATTAAAGGAGATGAAGAACGATGTTGATGTGATGGGAACATCAATAGACACGGCAAACAATAATTATATAAAACAAAATTAAATATTCATATAATATACGAGTGTTAAGCAGTTACATATTTAGCAACTATAAAGTCGCTCTTCTCTCCTGACCCTTCCATTTGTTTCTTAACAAACCCATCAAACTCTTCCAAATTGTAACCCATCAACATCATACTAATCCGTAGAATGACCCAGCGACCGCAAGTTTGAATGCCGTTCCCTATTTTTTGAAACTTGTGCTTGTTCCATATTACTTTGTATCCGTCGGCACTCGCCTTATCCATTAACCTCGTCATTTCATTCGTATTCTCGCCGAGAATAATTCTACGCATCTTGCTAATAAAGTTCCAGTCCGTGTCCCATTTTGCTCCATACGAATTGAAATACTCAATCGTCTTACCATATTTCATCACACCTACCCAGTGACCACTATTAAAAGTGTCCTCTATTAGAATTATTTTGAATGATGAAGGTGTAGGCAAAAGGTCATTAATGTCTTGATAGTTTTTCAAGTCGCTATATTTAATAATCTCTTCAGGTTTAACTCCTAAATGTCTTTCTAAATCGCCATCAGTCAAAGGTTTAGATATTCTCTGCTTAATTGTTGTTCGGTCAAGTTCCATTTAGATTATATTTAGAAAAAAAAATAATCAATTCGTTTATTTAGGAATATTTAAACCTGATTATAATATAAAAATGGTGAACTACGAGCATTCCTACAAGTTCGGCAAGGCAGGTGAGAAGAAGGTATTTCCTGTTATTACAGAGTTCTTCAAGAGAGAGATAATAGCAACCGAAGATAGATATTGTAAATACGATTACATCTGTCCTGAATATAACTACGAAGTCAAGTCAAGGACGAACCGATTTAACAAGTATCCTGATACGATGATTACGATGAATAAACTGCTTGATGGAGACAAACCTCTCATCTTATTATTTAACTTTACCGACGCACTCTATTATATTATATATGATGCCGAACTTTTCTCTAATTTTAATAAGGTGATGTTTTCAAGAGCGAAAGAAGAATGGGACGAAAAAGAGCATATTTATATTCCGCTACAACATCTTACCCACATTCACAACTGGTAGCACTCGTCACTAAATATTACAAATGTTAAAAAATTGAAATATTTTTTTAACATTTTCGTAGGGGCAAACACTCAAACATACTTCTCTATAAAATTGAACTCCTTTTTCAACAATTTCGTAGAGCAAATAAGCAAACAAACATCTCTATAAAATTGAAATACTTTTCCAACAAAGTATTCTACGCAAACAGAAAAAACTATTGAACTCCTTTTAAAACAATTTTATACTCGCACACCAAAATGAACGCCAACGCTGTCTTTAGCTGTGCCGATTTATCAGGCGAGATTTTCGCATTCGCATTCCCATCAAAACCTGAAAAAAAATGCTGTAACAAATGGTGTAATGAAACTGAAAATCTAAAATTGTTTATAAAAGAAGAATACAGAAATTACTATTCTCACCCTACACTCGGTGTATGTCAAATGCTTCACCATCACAGTTCTACCGATTTTGATATTATTGAACAGTATGAAGCAAAGATGGAATGTAATAAGGAACGAAAATGGTTCTGTAAGGATTGCTGGTTAAAAGCATTAGAAAACAGCAACTACGCCGAACATTTGAGAAGAGTATTATTCTTCCAAGAAGAAAATGCTGAAGCAAAAAAAATGATAAAAATACCAACTAATACTAACAACGAATTACCTAAAAAAACGATAAAACTAACACTTGACACTAACAACGAATTACCTAACCACATTATAGACGAACGAAGAAAAGAATTAAAGACCAACGCAACTAAATCCAGTAAAAAAATATGGAAGTCCATTATCAACGGAGAACTGATTTTCAAAACCCACCGAATTAACAAAACAGAAGAAAAAGCAAAATATTACGAAGAGTGGATATACAAGGAAATAAAGCGTTCACGAGAATACAACAAAGAAAATGCCGAGCGTCTCCTGTGGGTAAACAAAAATTATATACACGAAAGAATTACAAAAATGAAAAAAGATAGATGCCGAGACAGAAGTAACGAATGGCAAGAGGAAATAATGACACGATTAATCACAAAGTATTACCACGAACGAAAAATCCATTACAAAACATTCAAGTATATAACGGAACACTGCAGAACACGAGAGTGGGGATATATAATTGAGAACTACGAGAGAAGTAAACATTATAGAGGACTTCCTAATCTCCCACAATTTATTTACAAACTATAAAAAAAACAAAAAAAAGGGCATTCGCCTCTTTTTTTGTTATAAGATTACTTTTTAGATTTTTTAGATTTTTTGTTTTTGTTCTGTTTATCCTCCTTCTCAAGCATCGCAAAGAGTTCCTTTTCTGCCTTGTCTGCTATTTGCTCCATTTTTTTGAGATTATCCTTACGCTTCTTCTCCTGATATTCACGAAGTTGCTTCTCCTTTGCTTCCTTCTCTGTCTTCTTCTTCTCCATTTGAGCGACAAGTTGAGGGTGAGATGATATGTGCGTCTCGTGAGTATTAGGAATATCAGCGAACTCCGCATCAGCATTTCCCTCAAATTGTTCGTAAGTATTCTGTGGGTGACCGAAGAACCAGTATATCCAACCGCTCTTCTTCAACGCCCCAGCAAACCCAAAGCGAACTCGTCCTCCTGTCTTGTAGGCAGTATATGTAGCATTTTGAAAACAGTCGCAGTTGTGGAACCCTTTTTTTTCTAATTGCTTGTAGTATTCTGCTTCGTCGTTGTAATTTCTAATATTTTTATAGGTTATTGTTTCGTATTTTTCTTTGATATAGCGTGCCTCATCGGCAGGATTAGCGTAGAGATACACACCGACATCGCCCTTTGCTTCAAACCGCTTGAAGTGGTCTTGAATGGTAATATCGTTGATAATCTCCCCCTTATCATTCTCTACCCAAAAGTGTCCGTCAGTATGTTTCTTCTCATTCACCCAGTTCATAGTGTCAATATGAACCTTGCCGTCTTCACCTTCAATAACCCTCACATTATCCTTACCATATTTAGCAGAGCATTCCGCTAAATATTGTAGCAATTCAATTCCGTTCATCTTGTGTTCTGTCATATTGTTGTTGCGTAGGAATAGTAGGTTTAAAAAGATTTCAATTTTTTTTATAAGTGCCTGTAATTTGATGTCACTTAAAAAAAGAACTAAAAGTAGTTCAATTTTATAGGGTTTTTTTTATTTAGTAGAACACCAATCGTCCAACCTCTCGGTAATGGAGATACTACCCCCTTCCTTCTCAAACCCCAGTTTAGAATAAAACCGAACAAGTTCAGGGTTCGTAGCATCAAAGGTTACTTTTTTATACATTCGGTCGTTCATTTCCGCCCATTTGATAAAGGTTCGCATTAATGCCTCTCCAATTCCCCTTTTTCTAAAATCTTTATCCACAAGGATATATTCCAAGTAGCACCCTCCCCCATCTGTTTGAAATGAATAAGTCCACAAGCAATATCCAATAATTTTTTCTCCGTATTTTGCGACTATAAATTGCTTACCGAACAACTTAAACTTCTTTCGGCGTTCAATCAAATGCTCGTCAAGTTCGTTCAAGTCGTCTCCGTCTCGTTCAAACTGGCGGTAGAGTTCAGGGTAGACGCTGTCGTAGAACATTCCCCACATTCCAGCGACCTGATTGTAGCACAAGTCAGGTTCTTTATCCTGCCTTGCTAATGTGATTATCTCACGCTTCATCGTGTCCCAATCACCGAGAACAATATTAATAGTTGTTGTTTGCTGTTGTGTCATCTTGTTGTTGTTGATATAGATTATTGAGATAAAAAGAGTTCAATTTTCTTTTCAATAGTTTTTCTAAATACCACTTCTTGAAAAGAAAATTGAACTCCTTTTTAAACAATTTGATAAAGCAACAATCAAACAATATGACACAACCACAAAACAACAACAACAGATGTGCTGGGTGCGGAGAGACCATCGTAGGGGAACACAAGACCTCTACATTCTCAAACCCAATATGGAGTGAAAATCACAATTCTTTCGTAGGGTGGACGAACGAGACGGAATACTGGTGTATTCCTTGCTACGACGATGGAGAGGAAGAAGACGAAGAATAGATTATTACAAGAAATAATAAAAAACAAATAAATAGATTATTACATTCAATAAAAAATAGATTATTTCTCATATAGAGATGTAATAATTTTAAAATTATTACATCTTGTAATCAAAAAAAAGAGAGAAATAATCTATTTTTTTGTTTAAGTAATAATCTAAATCATTCATTTACATTATTATAGGAAATAATCTATTAATACTCGCTATAAAACCTTAATATCAACTTTTTTACTAATTCGTCAGTAATCGGTTGAGGGTTGCTATTTAGATGCTGTATGACTTGTTCTCTCAAGTTATTTTCTTTATTAGGTGTTATTCCTCTTCTTCTAAAAAGACCACGATAAGTATTAAAAACTTCATCAATATCACTTACTTGTTCTGCTGTGAGGTTTCCTCCGCTCATCTTTTTTTTTCCCTTACCAATCATCGTTTCAGGTGGAAGTCGCTTTAATGTATCTGTCTTGTGTTCTGTCAAGGGATTAAGAGAGACAGACGGAATGGTGAAGGTATTTTTATTCTGCTTGATAGGAAGCAAAGCACTAACAGGGTCTAATGATGTGCGGATATTAAACTCCTTATCACTTATCGGTTTAAATAAATCTTGTGGTGAGTATGCCCCATTCAAAGATATAATTTCCTTACTATCCTTGCCGACCTCTCTTGCGATTTTTGAACCCATACTGTGACCTAATGTGCTGACATTTTCCTTTCCATATTTATCTTCTGCCTTCTTTTGAATGTCTCTTGCGTGGTTAAATCTGTCGTTATTAGTGAGGTCTAAACCGAGAGCATATTTGATGTTATTACCCCAGTCGCTCAAACCTTTTGTTCCACGATGGACTACGGACACTTCACCTGTATTCTTGTTCTTATACACCTTTACTCTCTGTCCGCTTAAACTATTATCTATTTCGTAGTCACCGAAGTTTTCGTTTTTAGGATTGTAACTTTGTTTGAGAAGTCCTTGAAGGTTTCTTGCGGATATTTTACCGCCTTGAAGGTCTATCTCTCCTGTTATTTCCCCAGCAGGGTTTCTGTATCCTAATTGAGAAAGGGTATTAATAATTGCGGTTTCTCTTGCTTCTTCTATATCCATTCTTCTAATAATTCTGTCTAACTCGTCATCATCGTCAGTTCTTTGTGCTAAATCGTATAAATCATCAAGAGTTGCTCCTATACCCCTCAATTCTCTTACGAGTTGTTCGGTTGTGTTATAATCTTCATCATCTACCTTACCCTCTTCGTCAGGGGCAGCGAGAACCTGCCTTCTTCTTCGTGAGAATATAGTTCCTGCTCCAACATCTTCCGTGTCGGTAAGTGTTTCTTCGCCAGTCGCCAACATATCCGTATAAGTATCACCTGTATCCATCATTAAATCTTCAAGATTATCTTCGCTAATCATCTCAAAATATTCAGGGAAGGTTGCTGGAATAAAAAAGGGAGAACCTTGTAAGTTGTCGGTGGTAGCAACAAAAGCAAACATTTCCCACATTAGTCCGTTCAACGCCTCCTCATTAAAATAAGGTTCGTTACTATCAAAATAAGGAGGAAAAAGAGCATCAAACGCCTGGTTTGTGGCGAAGGGGTTTCTCGTAGTATTCCAAGTATGTACGATATTTCTGTAATGCTGGTATAAATTATCAATACTTTCGTTTTGTGGTAGAACGCCTCCTGTCATTCCCCTTCCTACTCTTCTGTTTCTTGCTTCTTGAACCGATGGGTAATCGTCTAATAGTGGGTTAAATAGTTCTTTCGTCTTCATTTTAGGTGCGATGTGTGCGTATATGTGTGTGTCTTTTATATCTCGGTTTTCCAGTTCTCGTCTTAATTTTTTTGCGTCTTCTTTGCTTATCCCTTCTTCAAGAATGTTGTTAATAGCAGCAGTAGATAATCTTAATACGGACTTTCTATCGGTTTTAATTTTAGGTTTAGATTGTATGGTTCCCATTCCGCCAGTTACTCTACTCCTTCCTTCTTCTCGTGCTTCTGCTTGTCGTCTCATTCGTTCAACTTCTTCAGGTGGCGGTGGTGGCGGTAGAGGTGGTAATCGTCTGCGTTGTGTTACACGAGGTGCCGATGGTGGAGGGGGTGGAGGTTCTTCCATTCCACCTTTTTTAACATCTAAATCATCTAAAAGACGCACTTGTGCCTGTGCTTTTTTCAACGATGTATCCTTTGAATGTATCTTACCTGTTGAAATATTTATAACCTGAAATGATTTCGGTGAGTTTTTCTTAATATAATAAGGCATTTATATTATATTAAGACATTAAAATTGCTAAATTATACAAAACGACGAGGTAAATATTGTTTCAGTCCCAATTTTAAGTCGTATCCGTATGTGGTTTCTCCTACTCGTGGGTTTCCGTGTGCGAACCCAGCGCCAACAACTCCTTCAACATCTATATCGGCAGAACCATCTGCGTTTGTTCCAACCCCTTGATTATATCCTACAATCAACTGCTCAAACTTATCCTCCCAAATATTAAACTCGCCTTCCCAACTTTCGGTTAAATCTTGTATTGCGTCTAAAACACTCGCAAGACGCTCTTCGCCAGCAATTTCATTTAAACTATCGTCCAATACTTTTGCGGTGCCTTGAATACTTGTAAATGCTTCGCTTATTTCACTTATCTGTGAAGGAGAGAAAATATTTAAATTGTTTTCTAATTTTCTGCTGGTAAATCCTTCAATATCTTTCGTCTGCCGAATAAGGGACGATGTCGCACCTAAAAAGCGGTCATTAATAGTCGCAGGATTATTACCTGTTCTTCGTCTGTCTCCAATTGCTGGAAGGATTGTTAAACCAATTGTGGCGGATACTTCAAAGAGAGACGCACCAAGAGCAACGAGTTTCGCCAGTAATGCTTCAAATAATTCTGCGGTTTTTAATGTTGAACCACTCTGCTTCATTACATCATATCCCTTGTAAGTTCTACGCATATTACTAAATGATTTTTTTTTAGGGTTTAGAGTATCATTCAACGCTAAACTCTGTGAGTGTAAAAATGACGGCATTTATATTATATTAAGATATAATTTTTTAGTAAAGTCCGTTTTGTTTCACATATTTACTCGCTTCAATCATTTTCATTCCTTTCTCCTTCATCACCTTCTTAACAATTTCTGCTCGTTTGTTCGTCTTCTTACCAGCACCTTGTATCTTGCCGACTGCTTTATCGGTAAGGGCAGAGATAATAGGTTTCGCAACTGGTTTCACTAATTTACCAATCTTGTTAAAATCTTCAACGAACTTATCTACGCTGTATTTACCTTTGCGACGACCAGCACCTCGTATCTTGCGGACTGCTGCGTCTGTTAGAGCGGAGATAATAGGTTTCGCAACTGGTTTCACTAAATTACCAATCTTGTTAAAATCACCTACGAACTTATCAACGCTGTATTTACCTCTGCGACCACCAACTGCTGGTGTTACTTCGGCGACCATACTGGTAAGCGGAGCGTTGCGACCTTTACCTTTCTTCATCGCAGCACGAATAAGGTCAGGGGCGACTTCCTTGCCTACACCTGCTACATCACCTACGAAGTCGTTGAATGAATATCCGCCTTTCATCGCCACTTCTTTTAGTTTTTTAAGAGTGTGTGATTTTTTTGCTCCTAAATGAGCGAGGGCAGCAACGATGTGGTGTTTCTTCATAGGGACATTTTGAGGGTGTCCCAATCCAAGTAAGAGGGGAGCAAAAGGTGCGAGGGTTCTTGCGACCGATGCTATTTGTTTTCCTACTTTTGAACCACCGCACTTGCGTCCACGCCCAATAGCAGCACGAATAAGGTCAGGGGCGACTGCCTTGCCGACACCTGCGACATCACCGATAAAATCGTTGAACCTGTATTTTCCTCCAACCGCACCATCAACACCTGCGAAACTACCGCCTGAATTAACTTGTAGTCCAGCATTCAAGTTGAACGGAGGGTAGGCAGAGGAGTTTCCGCTTAACGCATACTGTTGACCTCCTGGTGACCCACCACCAATCTTCTCGCCGTGAAAATTACCGAGTTTCTCAACGAACATCGTAGGGGCGTATGCCGTCCCTGCCTTACGCCAGTGTTTATCGTCCATCTCACGAAGAGTATTCACTAAATGGTCGTTGTAAGAGTTCTCGTAAGTAATATTTGCTTGAGGCATCTTTATAATATATTACTACAAAATAATTTATTATAAATTACACTAATTCTTGATTTGAAAAATAAACGCTAAATGTTTTTGTTTAACAGTATTTTGATAATTTCTTTCCTCCTGACGAGGCACCGCCTGATTGAACGCCTCCTGACGAAGCGTGTCTCATATGTCTTCTCATACCCTTCATAGCAGTAAGGGGCATATTCAAATGCTTTCCACCAGTCATTCTATAAACTTCCTCGCTCGTCATCGCAGAGGCAGCACTCTCGCTTTTAGCAGCAAGAACCATCTCCTTCGTGAGAATACCTGTGTAGATGGCGGACACACCTTGCTGGGTAGTGAAGATGCCGCTGTTTACGCAGATGACGATGATTTCAGGGGTGATACTGAATGAATACTGGTTAGTAACATTACACTGGAACTGGAAATTGTAATTACCAAGAGAACCGCAAGAGATGTAATCAGGAAGTGATAAATCGTAAGCAGGGTTCAAGATAAGGAGAGAACCAGTCGTGGGGATAAGCAGACCCTCACCAGTAGTAGATACTGCGATTTGTGCTTGTCCGTTGAACTCCGCAAAAGATTGAGTAGAACCATTCTTAATACTCAAACGCCACAAGTCAAAAGTAGAGGCAGACGATAAGAGACCTGACTGGTTATTCAAGTTGATACTTACATTATTGATTTTCAAGAATGAAGAAGGGTTTTGAATAGTTTGAGAAGACATCGGTATGCGAACATTAATAAGGAATAAGTCAGGGATTTGATTGATTTGAAGATTGCTTGATGTAAGAGTTGCGGAAGAACCTGAAGTAATAGTAGGTTGATTTGATGAGTTTGTTAAGTAACGAGGGTAGTCCATATATGGGACAATATTTTTTGTTTGAATAAGGTCGCTGGGTTGAGTGGAGAGGAACTTGAAAAGAATAGCAGGAGCAGATGGTTGACTGTTAATACCAATTGTGGAAGTAGAAGTGAAACCATTAGGGTTTGCTGCCGTTCCAAGAGCAATAGAAGTAACATACGGATTAGCAGTTGAGAACATACGCTTACACGAACTATCAATATTGAGGGTGAAAGACATATTGTTTATTCCTAAAAGACCTTGACAGTTGTATTCAGGATTTCCCCAAATGAAAGGAGAAAGGAACAAAGGTTCGGTTACGATGGTTTCAACTGTGACGACCCAAGTATTCGTAGTAGCAGAAGTAGAGATAGGGGACTGGTCTGTAAGAACTCCGTTCACATACCTGTTAAGTGTGATGACGGCAGGGAAGGCACCACGAGGAACCTGGTCAACATCGTAGGAAGCGGTGGAATAAGATGCTAAAGGATTGTTATTAGCATTCACTCCGTCGCTGAATGCTCCGTATGCCTGGTCAGGAAGAGAAGGGGTCGTGCTGTTGTATCTGTAAAGTTCTCTTGAGTTATTCATACGAAGAAGAGATGGTAGAACATCTTGGGTGTTAAGAGTAACAGTTGTGTTGTTGATTTGTGCGGTGGCGGTAGTGAAAAGGGAGTTAAGGGGGAATGCTTGAAGAGCATCGGTAAGTCCGTAATCAAAGGCACTTTCACCGAGAGGCACTTGGTTTGCTGGAACAGTTGTTGAACCGAGATTTAAAGTAAAGGAGAGACCACTTGTAATAAGAATATCACGCCCTAAAACAACATTCTCACTTGGAACCTGAACATTAAAAATCAAAGCAGAGTTAGATGAAGAGGTTGATGGGAAACGCTGGTAGGTTGTTTGAGAGGCACCACTTCTAACGGCGAAGTCAATATCGCTGGTGATGTCGCCGATTACGCTATCTTTCACGAGAACAGTTTTAAAGTCACTCATCGCTTTATATTATATCCAAACAAAATAAAATATAAAGTTTCACGAATAAATCGCTAAATCAATTACTTTCCTCCTGCTCCACAAGAAGTTTTTTTGATAAAGGCGATTTTAATAGTTACAGTTCCACCTGAAGCAAGGGTAAATGGAATAAGTTGTCCTGTTCTTGTTCTATAAAAAATAGACAAGTCCAAGTTATACAAGGGTCTATTTCCGTAAAGTGTAACATATCTATACTGACTGGACGGCAGATAAATAAGGAAAGGGCGATATGTTCCTTCGGCAGATAAATCTGTTACAATATTCGCCGATGCGTTGTTTGCGTTTCCTAAAAGAATAGGAACTCCGTCGTTATAAACAATAGGGGTAGATACTTGATTAGGGTTAATCGGTAAAGTATTACTACAAAAGACGATAGAAGTAATCGGCGACCACGATGAAGTCGTGCTATACTCTTGGTAGAGAAGGACAGCGGTATATGAAGACGGAACTGTCGCTGGAACAGGTGTTATTAGTTGCGTGTTTGTTGTTCCTATATTCGGTAATTCTATCAGGAAATTGCGACCTAATGTAACACCCACATATCCTAAATAACGAGCAGGGAATGAGTTGAAGAGTTCAAAAAGGGAGGCGTTAAAATACATCTTAATACGAGCAGCAGCAAGATTGAGGGCGAAACCAGCGTCGTCGGCGTATATTACTGCCGAATTACTGGTGCTGTCCCACGATATAATAGGTGCGAAAGTTGTGGGTAGGGTTCCACCTGCTGCCGTCACTTGAGCGTCTAAACTTAAATTAACATTTCCGTAAGGTGTTCCGCTGAATGCTTGTTGAAGAGCAATATACACTAAATAACACCAGTAGGAATAAGAGTAGGTATTGTAGTATCCTGTATCGTTAATTTGAACCTTACCCTGCGTTAAACTTGGAGCAAGAGGAACTGCGACAGAAGTGTCTTGAGGGAACCACTCTATAAACGATTGTGATGTATAGGTCACCGCATTATAAATGTATTCTAAAGTAACCGAGTATACTGTTAAATTAGGGTCTGCTTGGTTGGGTTGGATATAGGGGATAAATACAGGAAGTGTTCCAGTATCAACTGTAAATCTCAATATGCTTAAATAGTAATCTTGAGGCACATTTATAAAGGGAAGGTCTCTCTGTTCGTTATAATAAAATATAGGCGGTTTTGTAGTTGTGCTTTGAAGGTTACTTATCGTCACATCAAAATATACCTGGTCGGCATTCGTATCATTCTTTACCACATTAAACTGCGACATTTATACTATATATACATATTTATTTATACTATAAATTAATAAAAGGCACGAATAAGATATACGAGTTCGTAGTGAGATGGGCGAGGCACAAGTGACGCTGTGAGAGAAAGTCCTAATTGAGTTGCGTTCGTGTAAGATACTGAACTTGTTAATGATGTGATTGAAAGTTGATGTGTAGTTTCGTCTTCATTCCTTGCTACAAATTGACTTGTTACTGTGTCTACATCTGTTCCTTGATTAGAGGCACTCGTTATAACAGGGACAGTTGTTCCAGGTGAAGTAGTAAAAACTATTGAGGCACCATCTGTGCTAAATGGTGGAATGTTTGCTACCACAAGGGAGACAGATGTTGTTTCACCACCTGACTGACCAGGGTCTATCGTTCCTGCGTTCACACTCGTTCCACGAATATACTCGCCCACTAAATTAGGAACATCAAAAGTAGTGGAGGTCTGTCCGTAACCAACTCCGTCTAAAACCCTAAATAAATCAGGATAGTCACTTTGATTATAAGTTGTTCCGTCGCACACTAAATATCCATACGGCGTTATAGAACTACAATATGGTAGTAATGCTCCTACAGGGATAGGAAAGTTGTCGTATCCTAATGCGTTTTTAACAGACATCTATACTCTACTGCTATATTTTATTTTGCTTTAATGATATAAGTAATTTCATAGGCGGCAGGGGAAGAAGTGGGATTTAATGGAACAGAAGGGAACTGGACTGCGGTTTGCGTAACTCCGCTATTAAAAGCAAAAATAGGGGTGTCTGTCTGTGTTACAGTTACTGACGAAGTCGCAGAGACCGAAGATGATTTAATACCTTGTGCCGTAGGAACTGTAGAAAATAAATTGTAACCTTGAAAATCTACTACAACATTTTTAGTAACACCACCAGTATCTGTAATATTTCCACTAATTGCTCCAGTTTCAGCAGCATTAATCGTAGGCAACTCGTCTGCTGTAAGAAAAAAGGGGTCTACTGTCGCAGTTCCTGTCGGTGCTGTCAGTACTCCTGAAACAGTAGAACCTTGAACGAACGATACTGATAAATTAGGAATAATAAAATGAAATGGTAGAGTTGCTACACCGTAAGTTGTGCCTATTACATCAAAAAGTTCAGGAAAAAACGCTTGTGCTACTTCTTGACCCTCGCAGATAAGATATGAGGGTGGAAGAACAGCACTATTACCAGCGTAAGCGAATATACTACCTATAGGAAGTGGAAAGTTATTGTATCCTGATGCGTTCTTAACAGACATTTATATTATATCTTGATATTTTTTAAATTAGAAAACCGCCTAATTCAGGATTTCCCAAATAGATATTATCTGCTGGGACTGGTTCGCCTAAATTAACTGGGGTTTGATACAACGGAGATGGTATTAGTTCATACCACGCTTTAATAAGAGGGACTAAACTCAAACTATCAGGAATATATGTAGAAATAATAGGTATTTCGTCGCCGCCTGCTGTATACGACACTGTTCCTGAATGTGTCACATTCCAAGTTGAAGCGCTGTCATTACGCACGAGAAGTTCTCCAGCACCTGTTAATATCTCTACAGGACTTGCGCTTTCGTCTATTGCTGGGAAAGTTGTCCCTACCTGTCCAGTCATATTAGCAGTTAATCCGTTCCAAGATGTTTGTGTGAAAAGAGCGGACGACAGAGTAGGAATATACGCTTCGTCTGTAATAGTGAGGTTGTCAAATATTCCTCCTGCTTCAGGAGTTGCTACAGGTGTAGCAGAACCTCTAATATACTGGTAGGTCACCAAGTCAGGAATACTAAAATGGGCGCTGTCTACCGCACCGAAGGTTGTGCCTAAAACATTATACAGGGCGACATATTCGGTTCTCAATAATGATGCTCCATTAGCAATTATAAAGGTTGACGGCACACTTTCTCCTCGTGGAGTTCCTGTATTAGTTAATCCTCCGTAATATACAACTGAACCAACAGGACAGGGAAATTGATTATAACCTAATGCGTTTTTTACAGACATTTATATAATCTCGTGATAAAAAAAAAGGGGGAAACCCTCTTTTTTTATTTTGTATTTTTTGTTTTTTGTTTTTTATTGTTCGCAATCAAAGCAACACTCCTTATTCACAACTATACATTCTATAATCTGTTTCGCTAAACAATACCGAGCAACCAGTATCTGCTCTTCCTTTGTTGCGTCCTTGAATAGCGGATATTCCCAGTCCATATCGTATTCAAAACTATCCTCGTCTGTGCCTACTTCAAGACCCTTTACAAGATGCCCTATTTTGTCACCCAGTTCGGTAAAATGGTCTTCCACTTCTTTGAGTTGTTCCTCGCCGAAATAGTATTCTACAAAGTTGCTCTCGTGTTTGAGTGTGAATGGTTCGGTGATTTCAAAATCGTCGTTTTTAGCGTCTTCCAAGTGTTCTTCAAGGGTTTCGTAGCAACTATCGCAGAAGTTAGGAGAACCACCTTCGCAGGAACACCCACAGCACATATATTCTTCTTTACTACTCATCTTTCCGCCGAGATTTTCGGCATCGTATGATGATTGAATACCGAACCAAAACTTTCCGCTAATCTGTCCGTTATAGTATCTTCCCATTCTGTTGTTGTTGCGTGTATATAGTAAGGATTAGAGCAAATCAATTTTTTTTTAGTTGCCCTTAATCTCTTCTTAAAAAAGGAGTTCAATTTTTTAAAAAAAACTTGATAGTATCATCAAAATACAGGCACTTAAAAAAAAATTGAACCACAAAAAATTGAACTCAAATAAGCAACAATCAACAAGCAATACCCCCCAGCAATAATGACGCAATATGTTTATCAAATCCGCTACGAAGAAGAGTGTGGAAATGTGG